CCTAAGAGTTGTTGCACAAACAATGAACAAGATTGGTGCAACCCTAGATCTTATTGAACTATCTCCAAGACTATCAGTAAATGTTTCAGATAAAGTAACCACGCTAAATCTAAAAAAGACTGCATCTGATCTAGGCTCAAGCGGATTGCCAGTAGGACAACTCTTGGCATCTACAGGCTCACTATCTTTGTTTGATTTTGATGATGCCTTTAGTGCTAATAATGCTAGTAGCATTCTTTCTAAATATATTACTAATCATATACAGTTTAAAATTTATGATGTAACTGTAAATTTAAATGGCTATGACTATATGGTGCCAATTAAAACAATGTATTCTGAAGGGTTCCCAAAATATGAAATTGCAAACAAGAAACTTACAGTAGAACTTAGAGACCTATTCTTTTATTTTGAATCATTAACAGCCCCACAAACATTGTTTAGAGATGCTAGTTTAAGCGCAGCAGTGTCCTTTTTACTTGACTCTATTGGATTCTCAAACTATGCGTTTAAAAGAGTTCCTGGAGAAGTAGATTTAGTAATTCCATTCTTCTTTATTCCAACAGATAAAAACGTTGCAGAAATATTACAAGACCTTGCCAGGTCTACTCAAACAGCAATGTTTTTTGATGAATATAATAACTTTATTTGCATGAGTAAGTCTTATATGATGCCAACAGAAACAGAAAGAGCGTCCGATGTTACTTTATCAAAAGATTTGAATATTATTGATGTATCTTCAAAAAACAACCTGGTCTACAATAATGGATCTATTAATTACGACACAAGGTCAATACAAAAAACATATGGATCAATTAAACAAGCAAGCCTAGTTGACTCTGATAAGACATGGATATATAAGCCAGTTCTTTTGTGGGAAGTCACTGGAACAGAGAATACAAAAACCTCTACTGGACAAATAACAAACCAGTCAGACTACACGCTTAGTGCAATCCCACTTAACTCTAATTTATCAGCAACAGTCCCATACGTAAAAAACAATATAGTTGTTGATAACATTATGGACTTTGGTGAGGGAGTTTACTGGATATCAAGATATAATGGATACTTTTATTCTAATGGAGAAATTATTAAATACGATGCTGTAGAATACAGCGTATCTGGACAAGGAAATGTTTGGATATCTAGCACACAGGAATACTCTAATTATTTTTCTAAAATATCCTTTAATGGAAAACTTTATCCAACAGGTAGAGTAAGAATTTACTCTCTTCCAAAATATGAAACCTTTCAAGGAGTTTTAAGATTAAAGGATGGCGTAGTTGAAGAGCATGGCCGTGGACAATTTGGCACCTCTGTTGTGTCACATAATGCAGCCATATCAGATCATTGGCTAGATAGTGCTAACGTAAGAGGTTGCGATATGAATTCAGACTACCTATTCAAGACTGGATATGGAACAGCCACTGGAACAACTGCTGCAGCAGGAGTAAACTCTGCAACTGCTCAAAAGAGTGGAAGAACTAACATAATTAAAAACTTCTTATCAACAACATTTGTAGATGAAAAAACAATTAACTCAATAAGATCAACACAGACTGGAACAGTTCAGTCATCGGCATTTATATTGTCTGGTCCAAGTTTTTCTGCACAAGAAACTCCAATTAACTTTTTATCATATGTTAAAAAACCACTAACAGATAAGTTTAAACATTTTGGAACAAGAATGAGAATTATTGGAAAGGTTGAAAGCGGTCTATCTAACTCACAGTCAGCAGTTGGAAATACAACATACTACGTTGTTCCAGGAACTACACCAGATAAAAATATCAATGTGTCAGGAGGATCTGGAGGGCTTGCAGTTTTGCTAAACCCAGAAACTAATGTAGGATATTATTTTGAAATCATAGCACTAGGATCAAACAATATCAGTTCTAACTCAAAAGCAAATGTAAACAACATTATGTTTTATAAGATAAAAAAAGATTCTTCTAGCGACAAAGCGGTTCCAATTAAACTTTGGGAAGGCCTGGGCAGCATAATTGTAGACAATGGATTGTTTACTGGCCAATATAGAATGGCATCTGAACAAAACCCGACAGTCTATGATCTCGCAGTCGAGTACATCGACATTGGAAATATTAGAAGATTCTACCTATACATAAATGGGGTATTAATAAAGACTGTTGATGATGCATCCCCACTACCGACATACAACAACATGGCTTTATTTACCCGTGGTTCATCAAAGATAATGTTTGAAAATATATATGCGTTAACAACAAACTATAGTCAAAACACTTCCAACATCCTTGAAACACCAGTTCAGTCTGTATATGGAGACGACTCTGTAGATGTTCATGAATCATTTAAAAAATATGCTCTAAGCGGTATGATTCAAAACACATACCTTTCAGGCATTGATCCATCACAGCCACCAAAGTATAATATATATTTTGAAGAGTTTGGAACAATTATGAGAGAATGTGCAACATTTAATGTTAAGTATGACAAGGCCTATCCAGCGCTATACGCAAAACTATCTCCAACTTTTAACTCACTAAAAACATATTCAGTATCTGGATTTAGGGCTGGGTCATATGGGGCAGAGTTTATGGTATTTAATGCAACAGATACCGCAATCAGTTTGGACTCATCGAGTGGAAATTATTTAAGAATACAGGGCGTAACCTTTACGCAGCAAAGTGCTAACAAGTTGACAGTCGATGAATTTTTTAATAAGGGCAGTGATTTTTCTGATCCACAGTTTACTGGCTCAAGTCTTGTGTCATCTCCGTTTAAAGTAAAGAAGCAATATGAAGGAATCAAGTTAAGCAGAATGCTTCATGGTAATAAAGATTTTTCTTTAGATGTTCCATATGTTCAATCTTCAGACGAAGCAAACTCTCTTATGTCTTGGCTAACGCAAAGAATTATGAAGCCCAGAAACTCTATTGGACTTAAGATCTTTTCATTACCAACAATGCAACTAGGAGATATTGTAAAGATCGATTACTTAGATAACGATATTGATGTCTTAGACTCAAAAAATAAAAGATACGTTGTCTATAGTATAGACTATACTAGATCTGTATCAGGTCCAGACATGACAGTATACTTGGGGGAAATATAAAATGGCAGTAGAAGCAACACCAACTACACCTGCATCAAGCAGCGCAGCATCTCAAAGTGCTGTCAAGATACCAACGCCAGACCTAGTTCTTTATAGCACTGCCCCAATGCCAATTGAGGTAATGAGTGATCTAATATTTGAAGATATCGGTGGGATAGAGTTACTAAGCCTATCAAGATCAGACATGGTAAATGGACAAGATATCCTGTACTCTCCAATCAGGAACTTAAGTAGCATATTCTTTCAGTACAACCCACTAAACCTGATTGCGATGCAAGGAACAATTCAATCAACATTTGATGCTTTCCCCTTAAAGTTTGAACAATACGTTCCAGAAAACGGAAATGGTCCAGATGGGGCTATTGTCTATATTGATAGCGCTACGGGAGACCTAGTCATCAATGTTGTCAATTTGGGTAGTGACGAAAATGTACGTGTTGAAATTCAGGTAAATGGGACCAAGTATAATGCTACAATATATGGGGCGGGATAAATATGATAACTAACACAGGCAAAAGCATACTAGCAAAATACCTTATAGGGCAGGCGCCAGCCTATGCCTCATATATTGCTATAGGCTGTGGACCAAGACCAGTTGATTCAGGTCACGCATTTACAAATCAAGAGGTCTCTAGTATGAGCAATAAAACTAGTCTTGACTTTGAAATGCAAAGAGTTCCAATTACATCAAGAGGATATGTAAAAGAGAATGGTGTCTCTAAGATTGTATTTACTGCAGAACTAGACTCTACTCCACGATATGAGATATCAGAAGTTGGAGTTTTCTCTGTTGGATCAAACACTGCAAACGGAGCCTATGACAGCAAGTCTTTATTTTCATTTTCTAATAATGAAAATTGGAAACTGTATACCCCAGGAACTGGCTCTGGGCTGATTACGGAAATTCCACAAATTCTAGATCCACTTAGTACAAACACAGCCACAACTGCTGTAACAAATAATATTTTAGGTTCTTATAATGTTGGCACAAATGGAGCACTTGTTGAGTGTCCAGTCATAAAAACAAGTGCAGAGAATACTGTTTTCAACTCAAGCGTTAGAATTGCAAGAAATGAAAGATCTAGATTTTTAAATGAAACGGTTTTGGTGCGGGGAGATTCAGCAACAATAACAAAGACTGGTACAAGGCTATCAGCCTCAGCAACATCAAAGTGTTTGATATACAATGGAGTCTCTATTGATCTTACAAGAAACTCGTCAGTTGATGAACTAAAACTTGCCTTTTCAATTGTCAATAAAAATGAAACTGGATTAGATCCAGAAAAGTTTAAAATTATTCTAGAGTTTGCATCAACAGATGGAACACAAACAGCAAGAATGGAGATAGACTCGGATGATATGTCTATAGATCTTTCTTCAAATAGATATTTTGTTGTAACAAAACAACTACAAGAACTATTCTATAACTCTGGTCTAACCCCATTCTCTTGGAACTCTGTAAACTTAGTAAAGGCTTATGCCTCAGTATTTAGAAAAAATTCAAGTAATGTTTACGTTGTTTCATCAGACTACTACGTATCTTTTGACGGTCTTCGTTTAGATAATAAATCAACATCTAATCCATTATACGGACTGACTGGATACTCTGTTGTTAAAAATGTAGATTCAAAGCCAATCGTAAAGCAGACATCTTACTCTGGGTATATAGAATTTAGATTTGCTATAGAGGTGCAATGATGGCAAATCCAGATTCAGGCATTAAGAATATTATAATCCAAAAAAAAGATCTACCAGCATATGATGGAAAGAATAGTTCTTATACAATAAGATATAAAGTAGTTTCTTCTGATGGAAATAGATCATCGCACTGGTCTCCACAAAGAAGTATGATAGTTGCAAAACCAGCAAACATGAACTTTAATGTTGCCGTTTCTGGTCCAAATGTTGTAGCGGTTTGGGACCACTCAAGTGGAAAAATTTCTGATAAGTTTGATGTTTATGTCAAGTGGTCTGGAGATACAGACTGGTCTTTTATTACAACTGTGTCATCATCTTATTTTGCAACTTTAAAGAAACAGGCAAAAACTACCGTACAGGTTGCAGTACAGCAAGAGACTTATCAAAAACAAAGATTCGAAAATTCAACTTTATGGGAAAGCGGAGTTATATCACTGGCCTAGTGGTATAATTAAGTATGGCAAAAATACCCCTACCTGAGCGTGGTCAACCGCTAGATGTTACATATGTATACCAGATGGCTAATGCTATCAATGATCTTGCATCTGCAATTTCTCCTTCAACATACAAGTATGTAACTGTTGATGCTGGCTCTGCTGGCAAACAGAGTGTAAGAACTTCAGAGGCAAGAATGATTGGTGGATATGTATCAATTAATAATAATACATCTGTAACCGCTTCAGAAGAAAAAGATTTTTCATATGACTTTTCAACAGATTTTAAATATGCTCCAATAGTTGTTGCAACTGTTGTGAATGCAGGAGGAACCGATGCTGGTCGTGATATGTCGGTAGTTATTAAACCACCATCTACAAACAAGGTTGAGGGATCTGTCCGATTTAACAAAGGTGGTATTGTAACTGCTGGAGTTAATCTTATTATCATCGGCATACCAAATTAATGCTGAGATGCTTAAAATGCAAAGGAAGAATGTTCTTAGACAGGATATATTCATCCCCAATGCATCTCGAATCATATTGCATGCTCTGTGGATCTAGAAGGTTTTTTAATCCACCTAATAGTTCGGAAGAGGGAAGATGGCTACTAAAAAAGGAACTACAGAGGTCGAAGGCTACAATCTCCTCCCTGTAATTCCTGGCAATA